TTGCCCTAGAAATCTGCGAAGCGATTTCAAAGTGTACTTTGAGCATCCCAAAGCTCGTGAAAGAAAATCCACACTGGCCTTTACGAGACACAATCGCAATTTGGAGAGTTAGGTACCCAAAGTTTTACGACATGTACATGAAGGCAAAGCAGGCCCAATGTGATCTTTATGCTGAAGAATGCGTCGAAATTAGCGATTCTGATATTTTAGAAGCTACCCAAAGGGACACCCTGCGTGTCAACACCAGGAAATGGTTTGTGTCTAAATTGGCTCCAAAGATTTATGGCGACAAGATGACCATTGAAGACAAAGATGGTCGTCAGTCGATTATTTCTGCAGCTAAAGAAAAGGTCGAAAGAGCGTTGGGAAAAAGAAAAAGGGATATTTTTAACGGATAAAAAATTTTAGATCAGGGAGTGATCATGACAGATAGAGTTGCGTACATAATGTACGCGCACGCTTATAAAGAATCAAAAAAACAAAAAAAGCGCAAACATATTAGCTCCGAAGAGAGAGAATTAAATCTGTCTAAAGAGCAAAAAGAAAAAGAAGAAGAAATAGACGAAGCTCTATTAAAAAGCGGTTACCTCATTTTATCAGAATACGAGGTTAGCTCTGATAATTTGATAGACGCACAGACAGGACGATACAACATTTATAGAAAATCCGAATTTTATCCAACAAAAAAATGCGCGATAGACGCTGCTTATAATCGAGGGTATACCCACTACTGTTTAAAAGATATTTTAGTGAAGTTTCGAGAATCTCGTTCGAGAGAAAGTACATATTACAGTCAAGTAAAGAAGAGGGAAGAGATATGAGCCATATAGAAGATGCTTTAGATTGCTGTATTGATGCCCACACTTTGCTTAGGGAAGATGCGGTCGGAGAGGTCAAGAGTGCTAGCATAGCAGTGAATACACTTTTAATAGACTGCCTGTCTAGAATGTCAGAAAAAAAGAAACAAAAATATGAGGTTTTTATTGACTATCAAGATGCATACCTCATTTTATCAGCTCTTTTTGTTGCAATAAGCAAGACTAAAAATTTCGATCATGTATGTATAGACAGTCTTCGACATACTATGAGCTGCTTTTTAGAAAAGGTACCAGCGGATGACTGAAGAAGAGGTCCTTTCTACAGAAGAAAAGCTAAAGTTTGAGCTTTGGTCTGATTTCTTGGTCTTCTGTGAAGTTTTTTTTCCGATTGTTACGGGGCGTGAATTCATTATAGAAAAACCAGATGGCCGAGAGTCTCATCACATTATCATCGCAAGGGAACTAACGAAAGTCGCTAACTTAGAGACATTGTCTTTGCTTCTGAACGTTCAGCCCGGCAGCGGTAAGTCAGTGATGCTCTGCATGTGGGTAGCATGGTGCATTAGCCGTTGGCCAGATTGTAATTTTTTGTACATTGCCTACGGGCATGACTTGGCCGCCAAAAACACTTCTTTCATCAAGCGCATCATTGAATCTCGAGAGTATCGAGAAATTTTTGGTATTAAACTTCGCCATGACTCTAAAGCCAAAGACTATTTCATGACCGAGCAGGGGGGGGTTACGAGGGCTTTCGGTTCTACTGGGCCGGTCGTGGGTGCAGATGCAGGATTTCCAATTGTTGAAGGCGATGAAATCCGCATGTCGGGGGCGGTTATATTAGATGATATGACTAAAGCAGATGAGGCTAACTCAGACACGATTAGAGCCAACATCTTGCGTAACTATCAAGAAACCATACTTCAAAGACCGCGCGGCCCTCATGTCCCCATTGTTTGTATTGCTCAACGTCTTCATGAAGATGATATATGTGCCTTCATGTTAAGTGGAGAAGATGAGCGAAGATGGAAGCATGTTTGCCTAAAGTCTTTAGATGATGCTGGTAATGCCCTGTGTCCATCGGTCACAACCAAAGAGCAACTGCTTGAGAAGAAAGATAAGAGCCCTTATGTTTTTGCGTCACAGTATCAACAAAATCCCGTGGCTGCCGGTACTGGCCTCTTTAGAAAAGAGTGGTTTGTCATAATGGATGAAGAGCCAGACATATTGGCTAGCTTTATAGTCTGTGATACCAGTGAGACCGATAAAACCTGGAACGACGCGACCGCCTTTGGTTTCTTTGGGTTATATGAGCTGCCTACTAAGCAACTTGCCCTGCACTGGCTTGATGCTGTTGAAATATTTGTAGAGCCCAAAGACTTAGAGTCAGAGTTTAAGTCATTTTATGCTGACTGCATGCGCCATCAGGTTAAGCCAACTTCAGCCTGGATAGAGAAGAAGAGCACTGGGGTAACGCTTTTAAGCGTTCTTCAGGACATGCGAGGCATTGAAATCAGGGATATTCAGCGAACCAAAGCATCTGGCTCGAAGACTCAGCGCTTCTTGAATGCACAACCCATTATTGCATCTAAAATGGTTTCTTTTACTTTTGGCGCTAAGCATGCGCCTATGTGCATTGAGCATATGTCAAAGATAACCGCGACAGACTCTCACAAAAGAGATGACTTGGCTGATGTGTGTGTTGATGCTTGTCGCATAGGACTAACTGAGAAACTAATCCAAATACGCTCAAAACAAGATGAGCAAGATAAATCACTAGACAATCTCGCGCAAGCCATGCAAAATAGAGCTGCTGCGCTAAGGGGAATGACTCGATGGTAACCATTGCGCACCGCTACGCCTCGCGTTTAGACGAAATTAAGAATAACGTCAAACAATCTCGATTATACTTCAAGAAAAACGTAGACATGTACCGCACCTTTGTGCGCATGGTTTTTAGCTCATCCATCACATCAGATAAAGCAGTTAACCTCAGTACGCTGAATAAGCCCGCCATTGAGTTTAATATTCTAGAGGCTATGATATCTAGGCTTCGGGGGGAGTTTGCGAAACAAGAGCCCTCAATCTCTGTTCGAGCAGCTGATGGCGTTCCATTAAGCCAAATCACAGATCAACTCATTGACCAAATGGAAGTCGTTGAGTCTTACATGCGTGAGATACTGCTCAGCTCTAACAACGACAATCTGCAATACAACATCTTTTCCGATATGCTAGCCGGCGGTTACTCTGCAGCTAAAATCTCTGTCGACTATACCAATGAACTCAGCTTTGACTATCAGTTCAAAGTGGAAAGGGTGTTTGATCCAAAAATGGTTGGCTTTGACCCAATGGCTCGTGAATCTCATTGTGGAGATGGAGACTATTGTTACGAAATCATTCCTATGAAGCGGGATGCTTTTGAAAAAGAGTTTGGAAGAGACGCAACAAAAAACATGGAATTCTCAAAAACATTTGAAGGCTTTCAATGGTCATATAGAAATGAATATGAAACGCAAGACACAGTTATCGTTGTTGATTACTATGAGAAAGTTAAGAAGAAAATAAAAATAGCAAAACTTACCAATGGGCATGTTATTAATCGGAAGCATTATGAAGAGCTTGTCGAAATGTGGAATATGTCAGGCATGATTGAGCAAGCTCCCCAGATAGTTGAAGAGCGTTACACACTTATTGACAGTATCGACAGATACAGAGTCTGTGAGTCGCAAATCCTTGAACACGTGAAGACTGACTATGACTTTTTACCCATCATCATGTTTGATGGTAATAGCATTGAAATGCAAGAAGATGAGTCGTCGCCAAACTATCGCATGACCAGGCCTTTTGTTTATCACGCGGCAGGCATTCAGCAATTAATTAATTTTGCAGGCCAATGTGTGGGCGCTGAACTACAGAACATGGTTGAGCATAAGTGGGTGGCGGCGCTTGAATCTATTCCGGATAACAAAGAATATCAAAAGGCATACGTTGAGCCACAGATAGCTAGTGTTTTGGTTTACAACGCCTTCTATAACAAAAACCCAGAAGTTCCGTTACCACCACCTCGTGAAGTGGTAAGAACGCCAACACCTCAGATTGTTCAAGATGTTTTCTTTAACAGCAATCAGATGACGCAAATGATTCTCGGTTCTTATGACACAGTGCTTGGAACTAATGCTAACCAGCTTTCCGGTAAGGCAATTCAGCAGGGCGCCTTACAAAGCAATGGCGCTGCGATTCCTTATTTGGTTGGCTACATTAAGGGATTAAATAGAGTTGCGCAATGCATTCTAAGTTTAATTCCAAAATATGTGATTACGCCTAGAACCATTCCTGTGCGCCGTGCCAGTGGTAGAAGAGGATATCAGCTTATTAATCATGAGGGACATCCAGAATCCACCAGCATGAATTTTGACCCTAAAGCGATGCAGGTGAAGGTAGAAGCGGGTGTTAACTCGACCATCCAAAAACAAGTAGCTCTTGAAGAGATTACATCGATGATGAATGCAAGCCCCGTCTTTGCTGAATTTATTAACACCATGGGTCTTGAGACATTACTTGATAACATGGATATCCGTGGCATTGATTACCTCAAACAGCAAGCTATTAAGTTTATGGAACAAGTGGAAGCTGCTAAGCAGAATCCTCCGCCGCCTAGCGAGGCTCAAATTCTTGCTGAGACCCAAGAGCGTATTGAGATGGCTAGAATTGAAGCAGGACGTGAGAAGGCTCAGGGCGAACAGGCCACCGCTACAGCTCGCGTTTCTGTTGAAAAGCAAAACGCTGACACGAAGTTCTTAGAGTTGATGGCGATGATTGAAGACAAGAACCGAAAGGCTGACTTAGACGAGTATAGGGTTGCCTCCGAAGATGCAAGAGAGTCAGTAGAGATGACCATGGATATCGTTAAGGGTCTTATGGAGAATAGGGTCAATGAATGAAGATCAAGACAAAGATATTCGCTATTTAACTCGGGCTGAAATCGTGGAGATGATTCATGGCGTCTTAGCCCTGAGCGATGCTGTTTTTGAGCAAGACCATATAAAAGACGAATTCGATATTCTGATGATTAAAGCATCTGCTAAGCTTGATCAATGCAGGGAGAAGTCTAAAAATGAAAGATGACATAACGCACGAGCGCCTTCCCTCAGGCTTTGAAGAGCTTTTTAATCAACTTTTCCCCGAGGTTAAGTTCGTTGATTGCAAGCCAAATCCCGATGACGAGGAAGCGGAAGAAGAATGACGCAAAGAAAAATCGTTAGATATTATTTAATATCCCGCGGCCTTTCGTTTAATATCACCAGTGAACTGGAAGAAGCCGTTAACAAAGCCATTGAAAAAGGCCATAGCTGTATGGGTGGAGTCTCTGTAGTCTTTAATGGCCTTGAGCTGGTAGCTTTTCAAGCTATGGTTGAATATGAGGATATTAAATAATTGTTTCATGTACCAAACTCATTACGGCTAACAAAGGGCGCTCTGGCGTCTACAAACGAAAACGGAAATAATGGCGCGTTTCTAATTCCACCAAAGATTGGTAATAGATTAATTCGAACAATAGCTTCTGATGGTGGAGAGTGGGAACACGTTAGCGTTAGCTTGGCATGCGGGAAAATGCCAAATTGGGAAGAGATGTGTTATGTAAAGGATATATTTTGGGATGAGGAGGACGCTGTTATTCAACTTCATCCCAAAAAAAGTGAATACGTTAATGTCCATGATCGATGCCTTCATTTATGGAGGCCAAAGAATCAAGATATACCAACCCCTCCCAAAGAACTAGTATGATTAATCCTTATTTTAATCCTTTATCGCCAAATATTGAAACGAACTTGTCATGTAGACCGACCATTGCATCTAACATATTGTCATCCGTCCACTGATATGGGAACTTTAGGCATAAAACCATATCGTCATCGTCGTCCATAAAATCTATTATACAATTCCCTCTAGCGAACGGGCAGTCTCTTTTATTTCGTCTGTAACTAGTAAACTGGGTTACGTTGCATTCATTAATTAGATAATCGATATTGACTAGATCAAGAATGGTTTCACCGGCATATTCTTTATTGCCATTTTCATTGACGTAGTTAAAACAATCTATGCCATAACCTTTTACTTCAAACTCCTCGCCCATTTTTCTAAATCCTCAATTAAAAACATTGGACGCTTCCCATTAGGAAATACCGGGGAGGGAAATCCCTTTCTTCTTGAAATTCTATAAAAGCTAGAAACTGACAAACCTAAAATTTTAGCCGCATCTTTAGGGTAAACCATGATAACGTTCATAAAAAAATCATCTCCATCAAATTACGTCCAAATCCATTCATGCGCAATCAATTCTCTCAAAATGAAAATAGCAGGCGCAGCTTAGTTTATTAAAACGTTCAAAAGCCTTCTTCCGCATTCAATAAAAACAAATGCCGTTCATCTCTATTTTTACTGAATTTTTCAACATTAATAGAGTGTTTTATGCTCGGTGGTAATGCGTACCAATCGCTTAAATATTGGGATTACCCGAGCTTGCAGGGGTTCTTGTAAGTCGCGACACGGCGTTAGATGTGGGTCACCGTCACGGGGTTAATAGTGAGATTTGAATATGGAAGAAAACGCTAATTTAGGTGTTGATTCTGTTGTTCCCGAAGCTGAAAAAATGCTTAGTCAACAACAAGTCAACGATATCCTAAAAAGGGAAAAGGCTCTTGCCGCTGACAAAGCGCGTCGTGAGATAGAGGCAGAATATGCCCAGAAGATGCAAGGTATGCAGTCCAGTCACTCTATGCCTCCCAGCATGGATATGGACAGGATGTACAACGACATCTCATCTAAGCTCATGAGCGATTTACAGAGAAAACAGCAAGAAGAAATGCAGGCCAAGATGGAAGAAGAGCGTATTAGTCGCTCCAAAGCCATGGCTGATGAGTATTTTAACAAAATGCAAAGAGGGCGTGAGCTCTTTCAGGATTTTGAAGAGGTGCTAGCAGACTTTAAGCCGCAGAAATTTCCCGAGGTAGCTTTGTTAGCGGGCCAGATGGAAAACACGCCGGAGATTATGTATGAACTGGCGAAAAACCCATCAAAGCTCAATGACATTAATGGCCTTGCGAAGTCAGACCCTGAGTGGGCGATGAAGCAGTTAAAGAAGTTGAGTGATTCAATTTCGGCCAATAAACAAGCTATGAGCAATAGGTCTCCTAATGCTCCGTTATCGACAGTCAGATCTTCAAGTGTTGGCGGCGTAGATGCAGTGCCAAACAGTGTCGATGACTTACGACGATTAGCCGCTTTTAGGGGCTAAAAGTATAGGTAGACATGGCTTGCGTCTCGCCTTATTTCATAACTAAAGTGAGGTCATGTCATGTCTTTACCTAATAATAATTTAGTCAATGTCCAAACGTACCAGAAATCGGACCTTGCCTTATTACTCAATATGTATTTCTTTATTAACAAAGCAAATAAGAGATACAAAAACTTTCAGAACCTTCCTGCACAATTAGGCCAAACCGTAACGTTTGATAAGCCTCCTCGTGCCACCACCGTTAACAACTTGGTTGCTCAATTCCAACCAGCTGTTCAGCGTGTACAAAGCTTAACTGTAGATCAACAAATCAGCTCAAGCTTCGATTTCACGTCACAACAATACGTTTATAACGGCATCGAAGAATACATTAAAGTATTTGGTCGTTCCGCTATGACTGAAATGGGTTCACAAATTGAAGCTAATGTAGCTAATTTGGCTGTTACCAACACATACCGTTTCTATGGTAATGGCGTTACCAGCATTAACAGCTTCTTGCAATTAGCTGAAGCTTTAGCTCAATACCGTAACTACGGCGCTCCTCGTGATATGGCTGAATGCGTTATTCCTGATATCAGCGTTCCAGCAATCACCAACAGCGGCTTAAGTCAATTTGCAATTAACCGAAATAACGAATTAGCTAATTCTTGGGAACTAGGCTCTTTTGGCCAAGCTAACTGGAACATTTCTAACTTATTGCCTGTTCACTACGCCGGAACTGAAGGCGTTCAAGCTTCCGTATTAACTGTTGTTTCTACTACTTTAGATGCTAATGGCGCTGTTACAGCGATTACGTTCTCTGGCACTGACGCTGCTAATGATCCTGATTCTGTTAAGCAATATGACAAACTCGTATTTTTGGATAACGTCTCTGGCTTCCAAAACATGCGTTATTTGACCTGGTTTGGATACAGACCTTCATCTAACCCTGTTCAAATGCAAGCTACTGCTAATGCTGCATCGACTGGCGGATCACAAGTAACGGTAAGTATTTACCCTCCATTGCAAGTGAATGCTACTCAAGATCGAAATATCAACCAAGCAATTATGCCTGGCATGCAAGTCAAAATATTGCCTTCGCATCGTGCTGGTTTGATTTACTCAGGCAGTCCTTTGTACTTAGCAATGCCTCAATTACCAGATCAATCACCATTCACCACTGCTAATTCTATTGATGAAGTATCTGGTGCTTCGATTCGTCGTACTGAAGGTGCTTTGTTTGGTCAGAACCAAATGGGGACGGTCTACGACGCAATTTGGGGCGCTACGTTGGTAAGCGAATACGCATTAATGATTGCGTTCCCATTGTAATTTAGGAGATTAAATATTATGGCACTCGTTCCAAACTCTCCCGTCTTAACGCCATTTGAACCCTTTTTTTCAGGGTTCACTTTGGCTTATGCGTCGACTACCACCATTACTGTTGCAGCTGGTAAATGTTCTGACTCAACCGCAATTAACGTTATTGATCTGGCAACTGGTGTAACACTAAATGCTGCGGTTAATGGCTTAAATGGTTTAGATACTGGATCATTAGCTAATAGCACCCATTACTTTGTGTTTGCTATCGGTGATTCGACACAGAACAACCCATCGGGTGTTTTGCTGTCAACCAGCGCTACGACGCCATACTTGCCCGGCGGTTATGACATGATTCGCCGTATTGGCGCTGTTTTGACTGACGGCTCTGCTCATATTAGAGACTTCACCCAACGTGGTTTTGGTCTTGATAGAGCTATGTGGTATGCAGATGCGATTGCTACCAACATTACGGCGGGCGCTTCTACAAGTTTTGCCGCTGTAACTGCTTCTGCTTCAGCTCCATCCGTTGCTAAAGAATTGTTCTTGAAGTCTGTATTAACTGCCGATGCGGGCGCTACCCGTACCGCTGCATTTAAAGCAACCTCTTCGAGTTCAACCGCTGGGCAGGCTTTTACCTCTTCTCCAGCAAGCACCGTCACAACCGCCTCGGTGGTTTGTCCTTGTGATGCCAGTGGTGCCATTTCTTACTTAGTATCAAATGCAGCCGCTGCTATCGCTATCTCGGTATCTGGTTACTTGGATTCTTTAGCTTAAGCTACAAGGGGCTGTGGAATGGCTTATTCTGCAATAAAATTGGTTAACGACGCATTCTTCGTGAGCGGCGTTGTTAGCCATGAATTTCAGACGCTAAGCGGTCCACAGCTCTCCTATGGTCTAGGTTTGCTCAACGACTCTATCGGCGATAAGGCCGTTGAGCAAGATATGATCCCCTATTACACAACCCAGTACACATTTAACTCTGTGGCTGGTCAGCAAGAATATCAAATCGACAACTTAGTAGACGTTAGCACCTTAACGTTCTTTATTGGCGATATTCGATATTCAATGCAAAACGTTAGTCGCGACCTATATTTTGGAAGCTCCAGAGCTAACAATATCGAGTCATTACCACTGACGTTCCATTTTGAAAGAAGCTTTGAAGGCGGAAAGATTTTTCTTTATTTCTATCCTGATAGAGCCTACAGAATGGAGTTAACCGGATTATTTCGACTAAATGAAATAACCGTTAACCAAGACTTGCAATTAACTTTAGATAGATTTTATATCAACTACCTTAAGTATGATGTAGCTACTCGTATTTGCATGGAATATAACTATGAGATTCCTGCCAATGTAAGCAAAATGCTTCTTAAGTATGAACAAAAAATAGCGGACATGTCAGCGCCGCTTGATTTAAGAACTAAGATTATTTCAGCATTTAATAATGCTACTTCAATAAATTATGCTCAGGTCAATCTTGGGAAGGGCTTCACAGTCGGCTTTGCGGGGGCTTGGTAAATGAGACAAACCCCTAACGCGGAGCAAGTACCTGTAAATATCGTTGGGAGCTCTATTTTTGGCCGATATCACAAAATTAGTTCTGAAAAGACTTATAACATGTTCGAGTCCGATGGATGGCTGATTTCGTTTGCTGGTTGGAAGCGTGTTTTAGAACTACTCCCTGCAGGCGAAGGCAGGGGACTTTTTCATAGCATTCGCGGTAACTTTTTGATTGCTGTTGTTAATAGCGCTGTTTATAGAATTAATACCAACTTAAGTGCAGTTCTTATTGGCAATCTAGCTACATTTTCTGGCGAAGTTTACATTGATGAAAACCTATCAAATCAAATCTGCATTGTGGATGGGGTCAATGCTTATATTTACAATCATTCATTGCCTCCAAACCTTACCATACAAACTGTTGACGTTAATTTGGTGCCATCCTATGTCACTTATCACAACACTTATTTCTTGTTTGGTAACGGAAACATAACGAATGCGGGCTCTCTTTGGTATGTCTATGAGCCTGCCACTGATACGACTATCCAAAAATTTGCCAATATTGCTTTGCAAACAAAGCCAGATTACGCAATTGCAGTTAAGCGAATCCCTGGCCAGGCAAGTAACGTTCTGGTTTTTGGCACAGCTGTTTGTGAAATATTTACTCAAGTAGCAGGGCTACAGGTTTATCGTCGAAATGAATCCGTCAACGTTGACTACGGATGCCTAAGTACGACTACCATTGCCTCTTCAGACCAATATTTAGCATGGCTTGGGGTCAATGAAAGCAATGCCCCAGTCATTATGGTTTTTTCAAATCAGGGCGCTCAACAAATATCGACCGATGGTATCAACTACGTACTAAACAACCTAGTTGCGCCAGCTGACTCAACGGCTATGTTCTATCGTCAAGATGGTCATTTGTTCTATCAAATTACCTTCTTCCATCCAGACGACAACCTAACCTTGGTATATGACTTCAATACCCAAAAATTCTTTCATCTGTGTGATAGCGACAACAACTACCACCCAGCGATTGATGTTATTTACTTCAATCAAATGTCCTATTTTATCTCTAAAGATAATGCCTCCTTATATGAGTTAAGCACCAACCTAACCACATATGACGAGAATATTAACGGGGAAAACCCAGCTTTAATAGGGCAAATACCAAGAATAAGAATCTGCAAATCTATTCGACATCCTGACGCATCACATTTTCGGGCTAACGCTTTGTACATGATGATTGAGCAGGGTTACGACGAAGGCTACGTCGAATTAGATGATTTAAACACTAGCCTACATTACGTTCCGAGAGTTGATTTATGTTTATCTGGAGATGGTGGCGTGACATTTGGCAATTATGTCAGCCGATATATGAACCCACTTGGGAAACGTCAGAATATGATGACCTGGGAGAAGATGGGGGCCTTTAATGACCTAACGTGTAAGTTCAAATTCCAAGGCTTTAGCCGCTGGTGTGTGAATAATTCTTTTATGGAGGTCTATTAATGGACATTCCAACCTATCTCGTTAACCAGGGTCAGGAACAATTCATTGAAGCCCTAACGCAGACTTTAAGACAAGGCGTTAGTGATAACGGTTTCAATATTCCTAATTTAACCACGGCCCAAATAGCCTTGGTTGCTCCTGATATGGCAATTGGAACCCTTTGGTTCAATAGCAGTTTAAAGAAATTACAAGTCATGACCGACATCGTTGCGGGTGTTCCAGTCATTGAAACGATTACTAGCGTGTGAGGTGAGTGATGGATCCTGTAACGATAAGCTTATTAGGTGGTACCGCAGTTGGCGCGTTAGGTAGCATATTTGGAAGGCAAAAAAATCCAGCCAGAGCGGCAAGGCCATATTTAGACAAAATCCCAGGCATTGGCGATCAATATTATTCACCATATGTTAATCGCGGAGAACAGGCTAGCCAGCAGGCTGGCGATGTTTATTCTAGATTAGCCATGGATCCCCAGGCATTCCTTCAACAGATTATGGCAGGTTATAAGCCAACAGAAGGCTATAAATTTCAATCAGGTCAAGCATTGAAAGCGGCTAATGCTGCTGCTGCAGCGGGTGGGTATGCCGGCACCGATTACGACCAGATGAAAAGAGCAGAACTTGCAAATCAGTTTGCCAACCAAGACATGCAGCAATACATACAAAACATTCTTGGTTTACAGGGCGCTGGGCTTCAGGGTCTTCAACATCAAGGAGATTATGGATATCAGGCCTCAAGCGGCTTAGCGGATTACTTAGGGAATGCCTATGGTAACAGAGCTCAACTAGAAACTTCTGGAAGACAATTTCAAAACCAGGGCCGTCAAAACCTTACTTCAGGGTTATTGGGTGCTTTTGGTCAAATTGGTGGAGCATATGCAGGGGGTAAAGGATGGCTTTAAATCTACCCAACTGGGACTTTGGACAGAATACCTTTAATCCTTTTGAGAGCCTATCTCAAGGATTCAATCAGGGCGTACAGAACCGTCAGAACTACGATCGTATGGGATATGAGAATATGATCAAAGCTGCGGAAGCCATGCTTGCACCTCAGATGGCGGAAGCAAATCTACAATTGACACAAGCGGAAGCGCTGCGCGCTCCTTTTGTTGGATTAACGGGTGCCGCTCAAGAAATAAATAGCCTGGAATTGGTTAGAAAAATTTATGGGGATAATAGCTCTCAGTACAAACAGGCGCTCAACAAATATAATCTCAATAATCAAAACTTACAAAGCCAGATAAATTATAGAAACACTCTTGAGCAGACGGCCCCTCAAAGATATGCTGTTCCTGTTGTAAAAAATATAATGGCTAGGGAAGATTTAAAGAGAGGAGTAATTCCTGGAACTGATATTCCTGTAAGCGAAAAAGATTCTAAAATAATCAGAGATCAACTAGATTTAGCACAATTAAAAAATATATCAGATCCAAAAACGAGAGAACGCGTAGCTTATGCAATTAATATTGATAAGACAATGGATACATTTAATCCAAAAGACCTAACTAAATATGCTGGCCTTGGGGGCGCATTGTCCAAAAAGCTACAGCAGGGACTTGCATTGACTAAAAATGAATCAGAAGATTATAGGAAATATCAAGAGGCTCTAACATCGGTTGATGTTTTAGCTGATCAAATTAGACAGTTTTATGGTACATCTATTCAACCAGAAATCAGAGAGGACTTAAGACAACTAGTTAACCCATCAACCTGGTCAAATAACCCTGAAATTGCTCTCAGAAAATATGAGCGCCTCAAGTCATTACTATTGAATGAAACGGCCACTTTAAAAAATCTTCTCTATACGCCAGCTGAGATATTACCTAATGAGACTCGATTTGGATTCGATGAATCACCTATGGGCGGCGAAAATCCATTTGATCCTCTGGGAATACTATAATGATAACCATTCAGGAAGTAAGGGAAAAATATCCTCAATATCAGAAACTATCTGACGAAGATATAGCGGATAGACTTTATAAAAAACATTATGAAGGAAAAATTTCTCGGCCTGAGTTTTATCAAAAACTAGGGTTATCGTCTAAGTCTGGATGGTCGGGTGTAGGAAAGGATATACAGCAAAGCCTATTAAATGCCGCCCCACGTATTTATGAAGGACTTACACAAGGATTACCACAAGAATTAATGGGAATTGGGCAGCAGGCAATACAAGAGCCAACAAGACCTATTAGAAATGCAACGCTGGGTTTAGCTAATCTTCCTATGAACATAGCAAATATTCCAAGCAATGCAGCGCAATATTTGTCCAAAAAAGGAATTATTGGGCAAGATGCAGCAAATATGATCCCAAGAAGTATGGGTATCCCAGATCTAGACAGAATTCTAGGATTACAGCAAAAACAACCGGGGGATTTTTTAGCTGAATCTGTAGGGTCTTTTGCTCCTATAGGAGGGGCAGCATCAGCTATAAGCAGGGGAGCTTCTGGCTTACGAAGGGCAGCAACTATGGGTGGTGCTGGCGCTTTACATTCAGCTGGTATGAATGAAGATCCCATCTTGGGTGCCCTTTCTGTCATAGGTCCTGAAGCATTTATGAAAGGCGCTCGCAACATTTCTGCGCCTGATTTAACGCCATCTAATTTGGTGGCTAAAGCTTTTGGCGGTGGGAATGCACAGCGAATTGCTGAAAATGCACGCGTAGCAGAAGGAACCAATACAGGCCTGGGGCGCATATTAGAATCTCCTTCATTGATCGGTTTAGAAGAAAATGTATTGCCTCATAAGGCCGGATCTGGCGCAGAAAGGTCTATGAACAAGGCCACTGAACACGTTGTAAATAGAGGCAATGATTTATTAGAAAGATTGTCAACTAACGCTCCAGATAAAGATCCTAATTTTGTTATACAGGAAGCATTGCAAGCCGCTTATGAAAATCAAAAAAACGTTAAAAACAGATTATATTCAGATGTAGAAAAAATAGCGCAACAAGAAGGTTTTAAATTAAATTTAGATAATTTTAAAAATCGGGCATCATCAATAGCGGACACAATTCATAATTCTGTTATTTCATTAATACCAGAGGTAAATTCTTTATATAAAAAGATGCTTGGAATATTAGATAATAAAGGAGTTGTAACAACGGGATCTGATTCATTAGCAGCGTTACCAACCCTAAAAGATGCAAAGTTATTAAAAGGCCATCTATATAATTTAGCCCAAGATTATAAAAGTTCTCCAAATCCATCTGATGGATTAATATCATCTGAACTATCTAGCCTTTCTCAAGCAATAGACAGCGACATTAAACAGTCAATAAAAAACACAGGAAGCAAGAAGTTAGATTTAGCCTTAGAGCATGCCGATGATTACTACAAAGATAATTATAGCAACTGGTTAGACAAGGAAGCGTTTAAGATTCGAAGAGATAATCCAGAAACTCTAATACAGTCTGTTATAGGGTCTGGTAAAAAATTAGATAAATTCTCTAGATTAGAAAAGATTCAAAACCTATTACCGGAAGATCAAAAAGGTCTTATAGCATATGGGTATCTATCAAAAGCTTTAGATAGAAACGGCTATTTAAATCCAAATGAACTTGCAAAATTAATTAATTCTCTCGGAGATCGCCAAAAGAAAGCGTTATTTCCCGATGGGGGCTCTTATAAATCGGCTGTAGATTTTACCGATCTGGCAAGACTTAATCAGAAATCACTTAATAAAACATTTAACCCAGACACAGGAAAAACGGCACTTAGTTTATTGCCTTATGGTGAATTGGGCGCCGCGTTTGGTGGTCTAGCATTAGGAAATCCAGCGCCTGCCATTGGTCTTGCAGTAGCTACAGGCCTTTCTAACCTTATTAATAAAAAACTGAGATCACCTGAGTTTAGATCTAAAGTTATAGAAAAATCTCAAAAGAAAGAAGCAAAAAAAGAAAAAGGAGAGCCTAAAAAGCTTTCCCAGCTTGAAAAAGATTTAACTTTAGTTATCCCGTATAGCTCTTCAGCTCAACAGAAAAAGGAAGGGAAAAAATAATGCCGCTTGATCCTCGCTTCATCACCACATCCGATTTATCGCCTTATCTGGTCGATAAAGACACCGGCTATCCTTTGGCCAATGGAACCATTGAATTCTGGAAAGACAACGCCAGAAGCGTTCCTAAGACGGTTTATGAGTTAACCGGTTCTCCTCCAAACTATACTTATACCGCTTTGCCTAACCCTGTAACGTTAAGCTCTGTTGGCACTATTGAAGACAGTTTAGGTAACAATGTCGCCCTTTATTACTTCCCATATGCCTCAATGGCAGACGGCGCTGATATTGAACTGTACTACGTTGTTGTAAAGAATGAAGCCGGCGAAATTCAATTCACACGCGAAGCTTGGCCAAACCTCACACCTGAAAGCAGTCCAGTTGACGAGCAGAATAACGTAATCATTAATCAATTGAGCAACCCTCAGTTTGTCGACGTTTTATTTGAGCCAAATTCTACTTTATCGATATCATTTACAGGATCATCGACCACTACCGTATCAATCGCTCCTGACTGGGATTTGGTTATTGCCCATACCGGCTCAGGAAGCGTAACAGTCACCCGAACGGCCGTAGCGGGGTCATCTCAGTATCCAACGAACCCGCCGTACACAATGACCTTTGTTGGTAACGCAAATGTCTCATCACTGAAATTACGTCAGAGACTTACGCATAATCCCAATATTTGGTCGCCTGCTTCGGGTGGGTCTAATGGCTATATTGGCGCTAATATTGTATTGGAAGCCAATAGCTCTGTAATCATGTACTACGCGCCATCTTCCGGGGCACAACAACAAATATTGAGCGAAACTAATGGAACAGGAACTCCATTTGAATATTCTACGGTTACGCAATTGTCAGCCGCATCTAATCCTAATACGGCGGATACCGGTTATGTTGATATCATTATTCAGTTGCCAGCTACCGGAACAACTACGTTAACCAGCGTTCAGGTGGTTGGATTAGAGACGGAAGATACCGGCATTCGGTTTAACCAAGCTCCCGTTAATAGACAGGAAGATCAGCTGTTTCATCATTACAATCCCTTGTTACAAGCCAAAACCCAAGACAGTTACCTAGTTGGTTGGGATTTCCCAGTTAATCCAGCTCAATTATTGGGCTCCACTGTATCGGCTTTTGCAACGGGCGCAGATACCTCTAATTATGTTTGGGATCAAACCATCTGCTTTCAGACGGCCGATAGCGGAGTTTCATTCTCAAGACCTAATAATCAATCTTTAAGAATCACGGCAGGGAGCGCCACCCAGTTTGCGCTTATTCAGTATCTAGATTTTACGTTAGCGCGGCAAATCCTGAATGGGCGCAATTCTGTTAATTTATCAGCCACGACCTCTAAGCTAGCTGGAATTGGTGGGACGATATCATTGTGGTACACCAAAGATGCTTCGCTACCTAATATGGGAGCTAATACTTCCCTTGTTTCTGCCCTGGATTCTAACGGCTTTCCAACAGCGGGCAATGGCACTTGGGTTCAAGTCCCCAGAAGCAATCTAGGGAATGCAGCGTTCCACGTGGAACATTCTTTAACTGAAAATTTCAATGATTATGGATTTTCTGGATGGGATTTAGAAGGCGCTGCAGATGCTAGCTTAGCCACATTTTTTGCCATCGTTATAGGCTTTGAAGCATTAGCAACAAGCGATACGGTCGATGTTAATTCTATCTCGTTGGTCCGTGGGGATACCCCTTGCAGACCAAATCCAAAAACGCCCGACACCGTCTTATTTGAATGCGAACGCTTTTATGAAAAGAGCTATAGATCTTCTACGCTGCCAGGAGCAACCGGCGCTTCTGGATTAGCTAACTCTATTGTTAAGACAATGAATACAACTCTAAAAGATAGTGCGGATAATATGCAGTTTGCGGGGACCTCTTTTGATGTTGAATATAAAAACGAAAAACGTGTTGCAGCGCCTACTATAACTTTTTACTCAACAAATTCGGGTAACTCTGGAAAGCTTTATTCCACAATAAGTTATGCGGATTCAAGTATACCAGGGGGAACATCTGCCTCATTAGATTTAAATATTTCAACTTGGTCAGCCAATGTAAATAACAAGTGTGCTTCTTATCAAATACCAACGAATGTTTATTTTGGAGCGCCAACAATTGCCATTGGTGGGGGTGCCGACGCTTATAGACCCGGATCTGCGCTTATTAGGTTTCACTATGTTGTTGATGCTCGTTTAGGTGTTGTTTAAAAAAGGAATGAATTTATGTTGCCATATAATGTTAATAAAGGTTTCCAGGGGATCAACGGTTTTGGGTTGCAGCCTTGTGATCTAATTTATACAGCCACATTAACTGTAGATAACGAGGAAGCTATTACGGTTCCTGCGGTTGCAGATATTGGCTCGCCAGCGCAGCCTAGTAATATTTTAATAGCGGTTATTACAACTAATGATACGGGTTTATTTGTAGCATTTAATGCCACGGCAGCATTACCAGGTGGTGCTTCTTTTGCAGCAGCGACATCCTCCTTAGTGCCACAGGCCTTCCCATACGCAAGGCAGGTTAAGGGCGGAAGCACGATTAGTTTCATCTCTCATTCGGCAACTGCTAATGTTTCTATAGAGTTTTACACGGTTCCTTTTGCATGATGTAGGTAAGGGATTTACATGGCTATTTTAAATGTATCTCTAAATATTACCGGTACTGCCGGTCTGGTTCCAAATTGGATTTATATTAATACTTCGGATTCAGATGCGGTAATTTCTCAAACGGGATATTTAAATCAATATGTATCTACATTTGGAGACCCGGGGTTTGCTAATGGCCAAATGGCATTAGTCAATAGTGTAGAGGGTGTATCTCCGTGGGATGTTGTTGTAACTAGGGTTGGCTCTCAAAAGATTTATAGCTTAGTTCTTAATACCGACGGATGTGTAACACAGGTAACCGCAACTGCCCCTATTGTTTCATCTGGCGGCTTTACTCCAAACATTAGTTTAGCTTCTAAAGGAATTGGCTCAGGAACTGCGACGAATGCCACGGTTACTTATGATGACAAAGGCCTTATTACTGCGATATCTAGCGGAACATCGAGTAATTTACCGTTCTCTGTTATTACCAGCAGTCAACCAATGGTTTCTAATAATGGTTATATCATCAATAGCGTGAGCCGTGTTGATCTAACACTTCCGGCCACATTTAGTGTTGGCGATATTATTTATATTATTTCGGTAGCTAATAGTCCGTGGCGTATTTTACAAAATTCTGGCCAGTCGATTACCTATCAAAACATTATAAGCACTGTTGGAGCCGGCGGTTATGTTGATTCAATAGGGCCAGATGGTATCACCAATGCTGCTTCTTTTTCGCTTGTTGGAAGACAGGCCAATATCCAGTTTGCCGCGCTAAATCCACCATCAAATACGATTAATATTGTTTAGGAGAGAACATAATGGCTTTTGTCAATTCTTTAGGTTATACCGTACCGTTTGGGATTACCCTCGGCGGCACAGGGTTAAACACAAATGCACAGCCCTATGGCGTTATTTGTGCTGGCACAACGTCTACTGGGGCATACAATCAAATAGCTCCTGGGACAAGTGGTTACGTTTTAACCTCTCAGGGGGCTGGCGCTTATCCTATTTGGGCAGTATTGCCAGGAGATTCAAATCTAACTTATAAAAATGCCGTATTAGCTGCTAGTACTGCAAATTTAACTGCTACTTATAGCAATGGTACTGCGGGTGTTGGTGCTACATTAACAAACTCTGGCGCGCAAGCTGCTTTTGCTTTGGATGGACAGACCCCTGGGGTAGGCTCTCGAGTTTTAATTAAAAACCAAACCAATGCTTTTGAAAATGGTATTTATCAAGTAACTGATGCTGGATCTGGCGCAACAAACTGGGTTTTAACAAGAACCACAGATTATGACCAAGTGGCCGAGATTAGCGAAGGCGATTTGGTTTTTGTTAACGCTGGTACAGTAAATGCGCAACAATTGTTTGCACAACAAGATGTTGTTGCTACCATTGGTACTGATGATATTAACTTTTCTAGGTTTACCGCAGGCTCTGTACAAAGTGTTGTTGGGACAAGTAATAGAATTACTGTAACTGGCACATCAACAGCTACCGTTGATATTGCGGCAACCTATGTTGGTCAGACCAGCATTACAACCTTGGGCACTATTGCGACAGGTACTTGGAATGCAACAACTATTGACGTAGCGCATGGCGGTACGGGGGCTACAACCTTTACAGCTTACAGCCCAATTTTTGCTGGAACCACGTCAACAGGGGCTATGCAATCGATTGCTATTGGTACTGCTGGTCAGGTATTAACTTCAAATGGCGCAGGTTCATTAGCTAGCTTTCAAAACGCAAACGTTAAATT